TAAAAAATAAATATATAGAAATAAAAGAAAATTTAAATAATATTTTCATCATAACGATAAAAAGTAAAAAGAATGATATTGAAATAATTGAAAGACATTATAAAAAATATGCTTCAATAAATGAAAGCAAAATTCTTGGAGTTTATAATGATATTCTTTCTAAAGAAATAAATTCAATAGAAATGGAAATAAATAATCTTAATAATATAAGTATAATTGAAGGAGATACTATCACTGATTTATCATATACTTTGGGCGAAAAAAATAAAGAAAGACTTTATTTAAATAATGAAACTCCTTTGCAGGTTGAACAAAATATAACTATTAAAATATTAAGAGAAAAAACTTCAGAAAAAATGTTTTCAGACTATGAGGCTCAGGAAATGCAAAATGTGTCTTATTATGAAGAAATTAACAATAATTATGAAATAAGAAATGGTTTGTATTTTCAAGTATCAATTAATGGATTTAATTATTGGGAGAAGAAACAATTAGTTCCAAATAATGAAACTCCGATACAAAAAAATGGAGCAGTTTCTTTATACTTAAATAACACTAATACAGAGCAAGAAAACAGAGCTTTCAATGAAAGATTAATTTGCTGTGCTAAACAAGTTAATCAAAATAAAACAAATAATATTTTTTCAATATTAAAGGGCGGCAATCTATATATTGGAGGAACAATTATTAACGCAGATACGCAAGAAAATATCCAAGAAAGTCAAAAGATGCCTATTGAAATTGATATACTTTCTCCATTGCTTATGACAGATAGTACAAAAGGAAAAATAAAATTAGACTTTGATAATCTTGTAGATGTTGAAACAAATGAAACACTAATGGAACACCTTACTGTTGCAGGTTCTGGTGTTGGTCCACATAGACATCAAATTAAAAAGTTGACAGTGTCCGCAATAGAAAATGCTGAAAGTACAGCTTATTTACCATCCGATGATGATACCTTTACTTTCTTAACAACACTGCCAGGTCATGAAAATCAAATCTTATCTATAACAGACTCTTCTCAATTTAGTGGTACAACGGAGGAAAAAAGAAATTTACAAATTTTATTTAACTTTATAATTGAATTATTAAAAAATGGAAAATCATCATTAACCTATATTGGAAACAATCAAACTTCATTAACAAAAGAATTTACTTTTTCTAAGAAAATTGTTTCAGATAGCTCTAACTTTGATTTAATTCTTAATGATTCTTGGACAGAGACGACATCTTCAAACGGCACCTCAAGCTCTTTTTCTGGATATGGACTTGTTGATCCAATAGGTGGTGAATAATTATGACTGGAATAGATATTAGTAAATGGCAAGGGAATATAGATTATTCCCTTGCAGCCCTTGATGATAAAGTAAATTTTGTTATTATAAAATGCGGTGGCGGTGATGAAAATTCTCTTTATGAAGACCCAAAGTTTAGAGAGTATTACAAAGGCTTTAAAGAAAAGGGACTTCCAATTGGAACTTATTTTTTTGGAGGAGCAAGAACAACAGAAAGGGCAAGTCTTGAAGCCGATAAATGTCTACAAATTATAAGAGAATATGATTTTGACTTACCAGTTTTTTATGATGTTGAGGCTGAAATGATAGATCCTCCACAAAATATATCTTTATTGAGTGAAATTATTGATGTTTTTTTAACTAAAATTTCCGCGGCGGGATATCGAACTGGTATATATGCTTCTTCTTCTGTATTTAATAATAATATAAGCGAAGAAATAAAAACTAAATATGATCTCTGGGTTGCACATTGGAGCTCAAATCCTCCAAAAATTGATGATATGAAAATTTGGCAAAGTGGAACTACTCTAATAAATGGAATAAGTGGCGAAGTTGATTATAATACTTTGTATGATAATGAATTAATAGGGAAAAAAAGATACTATTATTGTCATCCATTGGGTCTTAATGCACCACATGCCGTAGTTACTTCTTATGATAATCATAAAGCTTTAGATATTAGTTTAAAAACAGATAGTACAAATAAATCTACATTAGGAACACCAATATATTCAATGACTGATGGAGTTGTTACTTATGCCATGTATCCATTAAATTCTTATGAATATAGCGACACACAAACTGGTGGTAATTATGTTACAATAAAAGCAAGTAATACAGGAATTCAAAGTAAGGGACTATATAAAGATAATTTTTATATAGATTACATGCATTTAGTAAACCCAGATGAGTATCCAAATTTTAGAAAATTCGCTCCAGGGGAAACAATAAGAAAAGGACAGATAATTGGTGGAATGGGTGCTAGTGGAAGAACATCAGGAAGTGAAGGACTTTTTGTTCATTTACATCTTCAAATGAGAGATAATAATTATAATGAATTGACAATTACAGACAAAACTTTAATCAATGATTACGAAAGCTATGAAAATAAAAAAATTAATAACCCTTCTGGTATACCCACTTATCCTGTAATAGAGAATTCTATTTTTAAATATGATAGAGCCATATTTTCAAATACCCCTCAAAGGGTTAATATATATACAGAAGACTATGAAGAAGAGAGTCCAACAGATATATCCGTACCATCAAAAGATATTTTATCAAAAAGTCATTATTTAACAGAAGAATATGTTACAGCAACTATTAGACGACAATTTGTGGGTGATTATCCAAAAAGTATTGCTGAAATACAAGCTCCAGAATATAAAGGTTTATTTTTGCTCACCAATATTTGTTTAAGAGAATTTGGTGGTTTTGAGCTTACCATAGGATTATATGCAAAACTTTTGCGTACATGGTATTTTTACTATGATAGTTATTATACAAGATCATGCTCAAATAAATTCCATCAAAATCCAGACATAGAGACTTTTGCAAAATTCTTTCAGGAAATGAGAGTAATTTGGGTTGGCTCAGATGCGGGTGATTTAAATAATAAAGTGCCTGGAGTTACAAATGAACAATATTTAAATTATATGGAAATTGTTTATAAAAATTTTAGATATGGCGGTACATATAAAATTGACAATTCAAGAGAAGAGAATGTAATTTGTGCACTATCTAGCGTGAGTTCGAATGCATATCCTATGCCATCAAGTGGTTTGGCATATAGCTGGAGAAAAGATGGAACTTCATATAATTATGTTTTATATAGACTTCAAAATGGAGATAATTGTATAAAAAGCAATTTATATAAAATATATAATGAAAATGCAGCTTACAAAGGAAAACAATGGAATGAGATTATTTTAGAGGAGGAGAGCTATGCAAATTAAGCAAATTAATATGCAATCATTATTTATTACAATTCAATCCCTAAAAAAGAACGAGGAACTAAATGTTACAACTAAATATAAACTTTTAAAATTAGAAAGCTTTATTATGAGAGAGGAAGAGACAATCAATCAATTAATAGCAGAATTGGGAGAAAAATATGGTGAAAAGGAAGAGGGAGGAAGAATAAAAATAAAAGATGAATATATTGAAAAAGTTCAAGAGCAACTTGATTTATTAAATAATCAAGATATTACTTTACCAGATATTTATTTTAGTTTAGATGAATTTGAGGCTTCGAATATTTCATGGCAAGATTTACAGAATTTATATTCTTTTATTAAATAATTTTACAAATTAATAAAAAATAATAACAAGACAGATTTTTACTTTGTTTAAAAAGTAGAAATTTTCCGTCTTGTTATTTTTTTATCTAAAAAATTTTTTTAATTTTTTACTATATTAATGAAAGATAAAACAGAAAAAAAGAAAAGACAAAATAAGAGGTGATTAAATATGTCTTTTAATTATTCAAATCAAAATCAACAATCATTTTATAATCCTACACCTGCTGCGGCAGTGCCAACGCAGTTTCAACAACAAAATATCCAACCTCTATTTCCTCAGCCACAGGGAAACGTTTACAACATCAATTCAACACTCGAAGTTGCAAACGTTCCTGTAGGGGCTGGTGTTTCAGTTGCACTTTGTTTACAGGAAGGATTTATGTACATTAAAACAATGCAAAATGGAAATCCAATGTTTTGGGCATATAAAATAATGCCTTTTGATGCGACAAAAAATCAATATGAAACAGAAGAGAAAAAAGAGGAAAATCCTTTCGCGGCACAATTTGAAAAATATGATAATAGATTTAATAAAATAGAGCAGCAAGTAGGAGAACTTCAAAATTTAATGAAAAAGAATAAAGGAGAGTGGTCAGTATGATGAATATGAATCCGATGCAACTTGCCGCCTTATTAAGAGGTAGAGATCCACGGCAAGTAGTAATGTCAATGATACAGAACAATGGAATTAATGATCCAATGATTAATGAGTTAGTTGGATATGCTCAAAAAGGAGATGTAAATAGTGTAACTAAAATCGCAGAAAACTTTTTTGGACAAAGAGGGCAAAATTTTGGTCAGGAATTTAATGCTTTTATGTCTATGTTAAAGTAATTGCGATTAATATAAAATAAATTTTATAGGAGGTCTTGTTTATGGAGGAAAAAGGTCTTACAGTAGCAGACGCGTTAGCACTTAGAGAAGGTGGTAACAATGGTAATTCTAATGGCGACATGTTTGGAGGAAATGGCGCCTGGTGGGTTATTATTTTAATTCTTTTCTTAGGTATGGGAAGAGGATGGAACAATGGTGGTGGCAATGGTAGTGATTGTGGAGGTGTAAATACAGTGGTAGTACCAACAGGCCTTGGTGGCTTTGGTGGAGGCTACGGCGGATATAGTCCATGTTGCACACCAGCTACACAGCAGGCAATGACAGATGCATTTAATTTTAATCAGTTAGATAATGGACAGAGAGGACTTGAAAGAGGACTTTGTGATGGTTTCTATAGTGTAAATCTTGGACTTACAAATCTTGGAACACAGATACAGCAAGGATTTTGTGCAACTGATAGAGCAAACCTACAAAGCTTTAATGGTATTCAATCAACTCTGTGTCAGGGATTTAGTGGCATAGATGCAGCTATCGCTCAGACAAATTATAGTATTAAAGATTGCTGCTGCGATACAAGACAGGCAATCACAGAAAACAGATTTAATACTCAAACTGGATTTAATAGTCTCCAGAATCAGCTTGCTTCTTGCTGCTGTGAATTAGGAAGAGGTCAAGAAAATATTAAATATGCTCTTGCTCAGCAAACTTGTGATATAATCGCCAATGCAGATAAGAACACTGATAGAATTATTAATCATCTTGTTCAGTCAGAAATGGATAAACTTAGAACAGAGCTTCAGTCAGCTCAATTCCAACTTTCACAGAATTCTCAGACACGTGCTTTAATTGAACAGTTACAGCCTTGTCCAAAACCAGCTTATTTAACTTGTTCACCTTATGCACCCTATACACAGCCTGTAATGGCTGCAAACACTTCTTTCGGTTGCGGCACTTGCTGCTAAGGAGGTGTTATTATGGGATGCCCAAATAACTCAAAATACCTTTGTGAGAGAGTAATTCTCTCACAAGCGGTAACTTTTGCGGAGGATACTCTTACTATAAATATTCCATCTGGATCTTATGGTAATAAAGAAAAATATTGCTTAATTGTAGCACAGGAGATTCCAGATGATACAACCATCGCGGCAACTGTAGTGATTACAATAGGTACTGATACAACAACATATCCATTATTATCCTGTTGTGGAGCAGAGGTTACTGCTAGTCAAATCGAATTTAGAAGAAAATATCCAGTAGTTGTTTGTACAAGCATTAATTCTGGAGCCTTCATGGTTCTTGAAAAATTGTGTTGTGGACGCTCACTTGCCGCCCCAGCATTGCCGATTGAAACAACAACAGCTGATGGCGCGGAGGGATAATAGATGGACAAGTTAATGGAAAAAGTTAAAAAAGAACTTAATTCAATTGCCGAAAAAGGCTTAAGTTCTTCTAACTTAGAAACTACCTACAAACTTATTGATATATATAAAGATATCAAAGAAGCAGAATATTATGAAAGTGAAATAAGGGAAGAACAAGGAGGTGATTATGGCATGCCTCAGAGAAGAGATAGTAGGGGACGCTATATGAACGATGGATATGATAGATATTATGATCCAATGATGCATGGCGGTTATGACAATAGAGGTTATGATAACAGAGGCTATGATAACAGAAGTGGTCATGGCGGCACATGGGAAGCACAAGGAAGATACAATAACTATCCTTTCTTAGATGAGCGTTCTGAACGCTATATGGAGCGCATGATGGAAGGTATGGATGCCTATAATGAAGGTCGTGACAGATATCGTCATGGAGAAGCAGATACTCGTATGGTTGATGGTATTGAAATGGCAATGGCTGCGGTTTGTATGTTTGTAGAATCAATTGCTGAATTTGCAGAAACACCAAAGGAAAAAGAAATTATTAGAAAACATCTTGAAAAAATGAAAAAAATCTAATGTGGGAATATTATAATGCCAATCCTTTGGGACGTAATGTAAATGATTGTACAGTACGAGCAATATCACTTGCCACAGAAAAATCATGGGATGAAACATATAAAATACTGTCTGAATATAGTAGATTACAAGGTATTACATTTTCAGAAGTAGAGTTTATAAATGATTTTCTTGCAGATAATTATGAAAGATTCTGTCCGCCGCGAGGTGTAAAAACCATAAAAGATTTTTTAAAAGAAAGACTTGATGGCAGATGGTTAATAACAGTTCGAGGGCATATCACTTGTGTGATAAATGGTATTTTATACGATACTTTTGATTGTTCAGAGAATTTTATATGGTGTATTTATCGTGTTAAATAAAAAAGGGAGCAGTTAATTGCTCCCTTCTTTTTTTATTCAAACATGATTATCTTAGATTGATTATGTTCATTTACTGCCCATCTTCCTATTAATATCGCATCCGCTTCATCTTGTGTTACACTAATATCATAAAGTTTTTTTACTTTTAGCTGTGCATTTTTTTTCTTGTCTGTTCTATATTTTCCTTTAATTTCATTATAGGCACGCCATGTTGATGGAGATACTACTTTATAAATAACTCCTGTTTCAAAACAATAGTTTTTTAGAACGCCTTGTAATGCAGCAAGCTTTTTATAAGTAAGTACTCCCTCTTCTTCTTTTATTGTATTTTCGAATTTTTTTTGCAATTGTATGTCTTCAAAAATTACTAAATCTGGTTTCCAACGCTCTATCATACAAGCAACCCAAGCTTTGGTTTGTGTAATTCTTTCTGTACTATGTTTACCATTTGAACTCCATTTACCATAAGTTATTAGTTTGTCATCATCAAAAATAGAATATCCGCTTGTGATACTTGCTTGGTCAAGAGCCAGTATTCTATAGCCATTTTTCTTTACTGGAGAAATTGGAATATTTTTTAGAGGGTTGTTTTCACAAGTTAAACATTTATGTGCACGGCGCCATTTTTCTAAGGAATAATAGTTATTATGTCCTTCAGGACACTTAAAATGCATTTCAGTCTTTAAATTGGTATAGGTCTCTGTTAATAGAGACCATCCAGCATCTTCGACTTCCTTTTTTATATCTTCGTATTTGAATTTTGCCATAATAAATCCTCCATTTTTTCTTTGAGATAATCTAAATTTATTTTAGCAAAATCCCAATAAGGTATTTCAATTAATTGAATATTATTTTCTTTGCAGTATTTTCGTTTTTCTTTGTCATGCTCTTGCTGTTTTACAAAACTATCTTTTCCACCAAAATATTTTACTGATTCATAATGCTGCTGCCCCTGATATTCAATTATATATTTTAATGTGTCTTTATTATCAAAAATTGCGAAATCAAATTTTAGCGGTCTGATTTTCTTTAAATCTATAAAAGAATATTGACGTCTGTATTTTATTTGATTGTCTCTGAAAATTTTTTCTAAAAGCTGTTCTCCTTTGGAAATAGAATCGCAACCACAAGATAATAAATGATTTTCTTTTAAAGAATGAGCAGTTGTAAAACAAAGATTGCCACAATCGCATAAACATTTCCAAACTGCCCTTCGATCTGATTGCTCGCTCGTCTTTTGTTCATCTATTTCAAGAAGAATCAATTTACCAAAACGTTTACCAGTTAGATTCTCTCTATTCGCACAGTTTAAACAACTTTTTATTTCTCCATTTTTTAGACGAGTTCCTCTAACAATTATTTTTCTGCCACATTTACATTCGCAATTCCAACACCTATGTCCTTGTTGTTTTGTTGCGTCAGGATTGAAAGATAAAACTTTTAAAGAATTAAAAGTTAATGAACTTAAATCCTTGCCGCCGTGAGATAAATAAGTAAAAACTTGTTCTAAGTCTGGATATTCTTTTATAATTTGTTTTTTTATTACAGAGCGATATGCTGTATATCCTAACTTCTCGCAAAAATTTTTCAAAGAAGAAGAATTAATTGCAAAGGATTTTAATTCTTCTTCTGTGTAATTTTGCCACTTATATTTATTTACCAGTGCTTCCAAAGCCGCCACGTCCGCTATTTGTAATTTCATCAACTTCTATCCAATTTATCATTGGAGTTGGGGCAATAATCATCTGAGCAATTCGATCTCCTTTATGAATTGTTGTTGAAAGATTACCATTATTTTCTATAATAACACCAATTTCTTCGTTATAAGAACTATCAATTATACCTACACTATTTGCAATTCTGAGAGTAGTTTTTGCGGCAAGACCACTACGAGAATAAATTTGAATCATATATCCTTGCGGAATAGAAACTTTTAATCCAGTGGGGATGATTTTTGTTTCATGCGGCTTGAGCGTTACGTCTTCAATCGCATAGATATCCGCGCCAGCGTCTGTTGTATGTGCATATTGAGGAATAATAGCATCTTCATGAATTTTTTGGATTTTAACTTCAACAAATTCTCTTGGTATTTTTACTATTGATTCCGTTAATTCTGCTGATTGTCGAAGAAATTTAATAAGAAAACTTTTCTTGCTCTTTGAAAGACTATTATCATTTTCAATTTCATTGATAAGGTTTTCTAGATTTTTTAATTCTTCATCTAAATCCTGTATGGGAGCTACACTCATTTCTTCTAGAATTTGCTTTCTAATAGATGGGGAAGAATAAGTATTAAGAATATTCTCCTCCATTTTTTCTCGAACCATGTCAAATTTATCATCTGGCATTGTCATTAGTTGAATAAACTGCTCCATTATAGGATCTTTTTTACTAAAAAATTCTTCGATATTAACTTTCATTTTATCCCTCCTAGATTATTTCTTCTATAATCTCATCGATAACACCAAATTTACAAGCTTTTTTAGCTGTCATCCATAAGTCATCCTTTTTATGTTTTGTATATTTAGTTTCTGAGATTTTTGTATTTTTTAATGTTATTTCTTTTAATAAAGATAACTGTTTTTCATAAAATTTTGCTCCCTGAAGATATTTATGTGCATCTCCACCATTTTGTGCCGCACCCTCGTGAAATAGATAAGAAGAATGTGGATAGCCAAAACGTTTATGTCCAGATATACCAATAAAAAATCCACCGCTATAAGCTCTTCCGATTACAATTGTCCAAACTGGAGTTTTAGATAGTTTAATTGAATCGATGATACTAAAAGTAGCATCTAAATCTCCTCCAGGAGAATCAATATAAATTTTTATTGGTTTTCTATCTTCATCTGGTATTTGATCAAGTTCATCTATTTTATTCCAAAACCTGATTGCGTCTGCATAGGCTGTTGCAAGCTCTGGTTCGATGGGTCCATATAAATGTAAAGTTCTTTCTAAGAAATTTAACGTTTCCAGTGCTTTTTCAGAATCTATTTGAGCTTCTGGATCGGTTAATACATCTAAAAAAGATTGTTCTTCAGATTCGACCTGTTCTGCTACTTGATTGTAAACATTTTCAACTTGATTAATAATATCTGCTAATGGGATTAATTTTCCGCTTTCATTTGTAAAATTAATTTGATTGCTCATTTTCAATATCCTCCAAGTTTGATATTTCTTTTTTAAGTTCCTGTATTTCTGTCATTAAATTAGTGATATTAGGATTAAGTATAAAAGTTTGTAAATTTTTTGATAATTCATTTTCTTTTGCATTCAGTTTAAATTTTAAAATTTCTAGTTCACTCATAAGATACCTCCTTTATTAAAATAATTATACCATATTCTCTCTTAAAAGTCAATAGAACGAGTATCTAACGTTCTTGGATTTGTTTTTAGTAGTAGACGCAAGTTTCTTTTTGAAGAAACTAAATTTTCTAAAGTAGCTATATCATTATTTTTTGCATAAAAGTCATAAAAAGATAATTGTTCTTTTTCTCTACTCCATTTTATAATATCGTTCCATAATGATAGTATTGGTCTATTCTTTAAATCAATAGAGTTAAAATTGTGCGGTGTAAAATTTATTTGTTTATTTTCATTTTTTGCTATTAAAATCATTTTAACAATTCTTTGAAGATAGACACTAGGATTGGTTTCATTTTTTCTTGGTGCGGCGGCGAATAGAACAGGTTCGTAATAATAATTTTTAAAAAAATCTTTTGAAAAATCAAAATCTACAACTATTCTTCTATTACTTATTGCTGAAATGGCAAAGTATTTTTCGAAAGTTTCAACATCTTTTGCAACTAGAGGGTAAAGAAAACGAATATTATAATTTCTTTTATATTCTTTTACAAAATCTTCTGCATTTGGCACGTAAAGAAAATTTTCATCTGCAACATAAATAGAAGAACAATTTTCTTTAAAATCAGTAAAATCATTACTTTCTACTCTTATTAAAGAATTTCTTTCTATTAGTTTGAATTGTGATGGGTTTTTTATCTTTTCTTCTATTTGACCAATATAAGGTAAATAACTTGGCGGAGTAATAGCGATTTCTGGTTTAAGAGGAGTGAATTTACGATAAAATCCATAGCCATAGACCTGAATTTTTTCTCCACTTAAAGGTAGATGTTTAGGAAAATTATTTTTAAGACTTCTTTTAAAATAAAGAATTTGATTATATTTATCTAAATTCTCTTCTTTTATTCCCATTCTGACAATATCTCCGCGTTGATAATAATAATTAAAAACCTTCATTAGTTCAAGATTTGGCGGAACAAATCCTGAACCATGCATAAGGTCTATATCATATAAATATATACTTGCCATCAATCTATCTCCATTCTTTGTGTTTGACTTTCTGTAATAAATCCTTTTTCATCTATACCAATAATTTTTTCGAACAATGGTAAATCTGTATTTTTATACTTTTTGGGGATAAAACTATCGTCTCTGCGAATACCAGTAATAATTAATTTATTACCCCTTTGGAAAAAACTTTTTTCAACAACTGTTTTTGTTCCGTCTGGATTTTTTCTTGCAATCTGTCTATCCCAAATTGCATATTGACTCTTCCAAACTTTTACTGTAACAACACCATCTGGGGTAAGTAAAATTACACTATTCTTATTCTTATCCTTGTCAATAACTGTTCCTGCAATACGAGAGATTTTATACATATTAATCTTCTTATCATCTTTTTCAAAAGAACGCTCAATTTCAGGTTCTTCTGGTAAATCAAAAAAATTAACAATATCATAAACTTCGTTCTTCAAATCCTTAAGTTCATGTTCATGATAATAGAAGCCTAAAGAATCCATTTCCCATTTACTAATACTCCCTTCCGTATATTTTTCTGCAACCAATTCCACAAGTTTTGTATTGAGTGTATCTAGGATTTCTTGCTGATTTTTCTTCATCCAGTCTCTAACTGGATCCATAGCTTTCTTATAAGTATTGTCCCAAGTAGACTGAGAAATTAAGGCTGTTTGTTCATCACCATTTACAACAACATTTTTTAACACGTTATCGTCATAATTTTCTGTAAAGAATCTCATGGCAATTGAATCAAGTCGATAATCAGAACCTTCCTTAAACTTTTTAATATATTTATTGAAATTAAATACTTTAACTTCAAAAGAATATTCTTCTGGGATTAAATCAAGTTCAATTAGTTTTTGCATATTCTGTAAAGTAATTCTCTTCTTCTTGTCTGCAATTAGATCAAGATAATCATTCATCGCCGCCTCACGATTACCGCACAACGAGTCAAATGCCCCAGATTTAATTAGTGCAATCATCTGTGTTTTGTTAACTTTAATTTTTCCTAAGAAATCTTCGACTGAAGTATAAGGTCTCTTTGAGATAATATCATAAACAAGTTGTGTGCCGATTCTTGTAATACCCTTTAATCCATATACAATAGAATTTTGTTCAAGATCAGGTGCAAAGATTAAAGAAGAACGATTAATGTCTGGCGGCAATACTGAGATACCTTTTTTCTGTGTTTCTCCAATAGCTGTACTAATTTTACCATAGTTTACGCTTTTATTCTTCTTTTTTTCAACTTCTTCTTCATCATCATCTATATCATCTGCATCCATAAGTTCTGCACCACCAGCGTTTACAATAAGACAAGCACAATTCCAAAATACTTCGGGGAAATTTGTGGCGAGATAAAGAGTTTGAATACCTACAAAACTATAGGCAAGCGCATGAGGTTTTGCACATACCACAATTACTTTCATAATCCAATATTTAATATTGTTGTGGTCTGGACTATACCATCTTCTTTATTTAAAAGAAGGAGTTATTATAGTCTCTGAACGTCTCTCTAATTTTATTGTATTTTCTTTCCATGCCAAAAGGTTTATTATATGATAAAGCCAATAATTTAAAGATATTTAAAATTTGATGCGTTTCTATAATAAATAAATTTTTTTCATTTTTATATAATTTAATGTCCTGCATAAACATTTTATTTATTAACACATCTTTAATCCATTCAGCAAATTCCAATGATTTT